CTAAACCGGAACTGTTCTGAGCTTTACCTCCTCCCAAGTTCCAAATCGTATCGATACCGAATTGCTCACATACTTCCATTTCAGGAGTATTTTGTTTGGTTCTATCACCACCATTCCCAAAATAGTCTGGCTTCATTCTCTCCAAAGCCTCGCATACAGTTCCATCTGAATCTTCCACAGAAGTGATCTGAGAAACACCCTTGATGTTCTTCATAATATAAGCTCTTTCTACGAAGGGCATAAAAACATAACCCTTCTTATCTTCGAGCCACGCATCGCTATTCAGGATGATAATAACATCCCCCGAGCGGGAAGCCTCCTTGATCATGTCGATGTGACCCATATGGACCGGGTCAAAGCCTCCGCTTAGAGCGATTGTTTTTCTCATTGTATACCTATTATGTTGTTGATGATTGAAGTGCTATAAATACAAGAAGTACTATACCACAAAGTAAGTAAGAAAGAAAGTAAAATTTGTCTATTTTTTTATTAAATTTCTTTACAGCACTCCATTTGAGACACACCATTGTTATTATTGCTATTTCAGCCATAAAGAAGTTCGTGGCAGCAATGGAGAATAGGAGAACCGCAGAGATCAAAATCGCCGCACTTGCATATTTGACTTCATCCGTCATCTTCAACCTCCATTACATCGTCAATGGATAGAATCCAGTTTTTTGATCTATAGAGATAATCAAAATGCCACTTGGTTGTCTTCATTTTCTGGGAGATATCCTCTTTACCAATTTGCTGAAAGTAATCGACAAACAGTTTTCTTACTTCCATGTCGGTCATTCTTATGTTTATTTTTTTTTCTATTAGCATGGCACCCTCTATTGGATTCGAACCAATGACCTACGGATTAGAAGTCCGTTGCTCTATCCATCTGAGCTAAGAGGGCATAAAACATATTATAACAGAATTCTTTCCTGTTGTCAATAAAAGATTATGGCTCCGGCTGCTGGACTCGAACCAGCGACATGGTGGTTAACAGCCACCCGCTCTACCAACTGAGCTAAGCCGGAATAATAATTTTCAATCGACCCCGTCAAGAATGTTTTGTCTAAGTTCACTGAAAGCCTCTTTATCACTCTCAGTCAACGCAGCCCAATCGCCTGGTTTCGGAGCTTCATTGTGATTCCAGGTAAGTTCGTGAAATCGGAATAACGATTCTCTATGGACTTCTTTCTCAAACAGATTCCGCAGCCTGATCTTGTTTACTGGGTTTGTAAAACTCTTATAAACAGCAACTGCATTCTGAATCTCTTGCTCACTTAGTGTCGGCCTATCATCGGTATAAGTCAATCTGCAACCTCTTTCGTTTTTTGAATTTTCCGTGTCTTAACAACAAACTGTTCCCCAACAGTAACAAAATACCTTTTTACTTTGGCTTCCATATCTGAATTCTCTGAAAGAATCTCCTTTCTCTTGAGATCTGCTTCTTCAAACGTCCAATAAGTAAAAGATTTTTTCCAAGGGCGACCCTGTTTGTGTTTCTTTTCTTGCTCTTCTTCCATTATATCACTCTCATAATTTAGGGTTAACGTCCCAACCATCCGTTAACAATCCACCCGTAGGACTCCGATTCGTATTATTATATACTATGGCTGGAGAAGTTTTTAGATTTTTTCTATTATTTTGCTGCTTTATTGACAAGACGAATTGTCTCCTCTGAAGCATATTGATAGCAAAGGTTGTCATCGTACCCGTCTAGCCAGTAGATATAAAGACGATCTATGTTCTCAAAACTGCAATTAGAGAATTGGACATTATAGTAATCTTTATCGACACCCAAGATAATTCCATAGAAGTAACCGTTGATATCTTGTACGAGATCTCCCACTGAAAAAACATTACTCATTCTAAATCGAAATACTCCTGAGTTCTATATTTCTTAAGTAGTTTTTTAAGATCTTCAAGGTTCACTCCCAGGAATCGTGCCGCCTCTGCCTTAGTGCGGGTTGCTGAGAAAGCATACTTTAAGACAGCATCTCTAGCAATAGTAGGGACTGATTTCCATATAGGAAGACCATAAAACATAGAGCCCGCTGATTTAGCAGCCAACTCTAGCTTAAGCCCAATAACCTCTTCAAGACTAAGACTGTTCAACATAACTTCGAATTCATCTGATGTTTTACCATCCTCTCGAAGTTTCTTGCTGAGAGAACAATCTTTATTCTTGCCCGGTCGGCCCTTCTTTCTTTTTTTGCTCCATGTCATTTGCAATTCCAAGAATAGAGTATCCAGCAATGTCTTTCCAAGGGCTCTCTCCAAAAGCATCTTTCTTTGTAGCAATCCTGAAGAGCTTATCTACTACTCTAACCATTGCTAACATATCCAGATACTGGTCAGGCTGGACACCATCAGGATACAATACTTTCATAATTTCTTGACACTTATGAAAACTATCTCCATAAGCTTCATTCTTTTCTTTTACTAGACTACCAATTGATGATCCAATATAAGAATATACGTTAGTATCTTTTTCCATAAAATAATCCTTTGTTTAATTAAGTTCTTTTAGAAGTATACTATAAAACTACTTGTTTGTCAAGTAAATTCTTCTTAGTTAACAGAGCTAATAACAGTACGTTTCTTGTTTACTTTCTTTTTTTAAATAAGAAAAGGCAGCACTGCGCTGCCAAGAACTAAAAAAACAAGAAAACAGATAACGAACTTGTTTGAGATTTTAGCATAGATTTCTGGTTTTGTAAAGGCTTATTTTTTCTTTGTTGTATTATCGATGAAATCTCTCACCTCTACGTATCTTGGAGAGATTGAGAGGAAGGGGAATCTTACGTAGACTGAATGGATCATCCCTACGATTTGACCTCTATGATTGAAGATTGGAGAGCCTGAGCTTCCACCAACTGCTGGAATTGAGTAAAGGGCTCTTCCAATGTAATCGCCATTATAGTGTCCATGCAAGGTAGGAACCATACCGGGACCATAAATTCCTGCTGGTGCTGCTAGGTTATACATTACATCACCTGGGGTAGGACGGATTCTTGAAACAGCGGAGGCTGGCTTATCTAAACCTTTTACATATGTCATACACATATCTAAAGCATTATTCATAGCTAATATCTTAGCATCATGCTTATCTCCCAGATTATCAATGACCTTGAATGTACTTCCTTCAAGTTTTAAACCTTGATCTTTCAGCATTGCAATTAAACTTTCATCATCACAAACGTGAGCAGCAGTCATTACATAAACACCATCGCCATCATTCTTTACAACAAAACCTGAGCCAGAAGTTCCCATTCTTTGCTTCAGACAAATTTCACTTGCAGTGTTGTTAGAATCAGTAACACAAATAGACACTTCCATGATCTTTTCAATCTTAAGGAAAGAATCTCTTTTGAGGTTGTGTCTGGTAGACTCAGTGTGAGAGCTATTGATAGCACAGTTTGAGCTACAAGCAGTGGATAAGATTACAAATAACATTAAAAGTAGTCTATGAAATGTGATGTTTCGCATGGTAAGTTCCTTTTCGGTTGTATTTTTAAATAGGTCGGTGAAGACGTAAAGAGAGGAAGAAACTATATACCTTTGATACAAACACGGAGTTCCTTATGCGAATTACAGCCTCAATATTTTTAGCAATCCTAACAATCACAACGATTTCACTTCATTGTGTGAAAACATCTACAACAACAGCTAATATCCCAGAAAATAAAAATGTTGTTCGTAACGATAAATGTTCCCCTTTTATCAACCTGGATTCTTCCCGAGAAGCTCTCACAGTACAGATTGTTCTGTTCGATGACCACGGAAATAAAAGAGAGATCGTCGCAATGAAGCCCCAAGATGCTAAACTATTGGGCGGTACTGACTGTAAATAAATCTCCAGTCTATTTATCTTTGTAGCCCAGGATAAACTATGGCGAAGAAAACTTATGTATTAGATACCAGCGTTTACTTGACAGACGCAAGTGCAATCAATTCCTATGGAAACAATGATGTACTGATTCCTCTGAAGGTTTTGGAGGAGATTGATAATAATAAAAAAAGACAAGATAGTGTCGGAGCGAATGCAAGAAACTTGATTCGTATCCTAGACTCCTTAAGACAAAATGGAGACTTGAGAAAAGGTGTCCGACTTGGAAAAGGTAAGGGAATAGTATTTGTTAGAAATTATGACCCAGCCCTCCTTCCTAGTGACCTAGACCCTAAGACTCCAGATAATCAAATTATTGGGACTGCTCTCACAGAAATAGATGCCTCTCCAAAAAGAAAGGTAATTCTAATTTCCAGAGACATCAACATGCGAATCAAATGTGACGCAGTTGGAATTCCATCCGAGGATTACAACAGAGATCAGGTCGTCAGTGACCGAAGTCTCCTCTATACAGGTGTAAAACACCACCTGGTAGATGAGCAGATAGTTGATAGGTTTTATTCCAAAGAGGAAATCTTTTTGGAAGAAGATGAAGTAAAAATCCTTCCTAATCAGTTCGTTATGTTAGTTTCCAATTCTAATGAGAAGAAGACAGCCTTAGCAAAATTTGAGAACTACCACACTCCTCTGAAAAAAATTATTGAATATAAAGATGTATGGGGAGTCCGTCCGAGAAACAAAGAACAGGATTTTGCCATGAACCTTCTTATGGACCCTAGTATAGAAGTTGTTTCTCTTGTCGGCAAGGCTGGCTCTGGTAAAACACTATGTGCTATTGCCGCAGGCTTAGAACAAACAATAGAGGGAGATTCAGAGGCTCCATACCGCAGGCTTATTATTAGTAGACCTGTTCAGCCATTGGGAAGAGACATTGGCTTCCTTCCAGGTACAATAGAAGAGAAGATGGCCCCCTGGATTTCACCCATTCGAGACAACCTTGAGTTTTTGATGGGGGACAAGAGGACGCTGGACATGTACGTCGAACAAGGCATTATTGAAATTGAGGCCCTCACATATATACGTGGTCGATCTATCTCAAAGGCATATATCATCATTGACGAAGCGCAGAATTTAACAAGCCATGAAATAAAGACTATACTTACAAGAGTTGGAGAAGGAACCAAGTTGATTTTGACTGGCGATGTTGAGCAAATTGATAATATTTACGTCGATGAAGTCTCCAATGGCCTAAGTTATGTTATTGAAAAGTTTAAAAAATACGAACTATCGGGACACATGACCTTGTTGAAAGGTGAGCGTTCCAGAGTAGCGACCTTAGCCGCAAAAATTCTGTAAGGAGTAGAATTATAATGAGTTATGAAGAAAATCCAGTCCTAAAAGAGACTGTAACAGGTGACACAGCACTAAAAGAGTGGCTTGTCGATTATGTTGGAGAGAAACTAAACCCAGAAGACAGCAATGTCACAGTGGAAATGATTGTAGAGGTCGTAGCCGCAGAATTCCCAGAGTTTGTCTTGGCGTTAGCTGAAGAAAACTATTTTAGAGGCTACGAGCAGGCACTGATGGATTCCAATCCACTCGGCCTTGAAGATCCCGTGGACCTACTACCTATTTCAGACGACGAGGACGATGAGGATGAAGAAGATGACGGGAATGGCTGACTATATTAAAGAGTCTTCGGAGAGGACTCAGAAAGAGCAAAAAGAATTTAAGTTATTTGGAGACATCAGTGTCTTCATCAAAGATCCTCTTCCCGAGGACATCGATGTAAGAAATGTCCTAGCAAAGCTTGAGTCTCTCATTCCAAGATATTTCGCCTCTGGTCTCGATATGATTATCGTTGGTGCAAACAGTGAATTCGAAGAAAGAGAAATCAACGCAATGTACCGTGATGGGGCAATCTATGTAACCAACTTTCAAATGACCGAGGCAGATTTATTAGACGACATCGTTCACGAACTCGCCCACGTCGTAGAAGAGAACAATGGAGAGTTCTTATATTCAGATGAGTTAATCTTCAAGGAATTCATTGGAAAAAGAAAAAGATTACTTGACATTTTAGCCCAGGAAGGATATAGTGTTGATACACAAAATTTCATGAATGCAGAATACGATAGAGAGTTTGATGATTTCCTTTACCAAGAAGTGGGATACCCTACGCTTACAGCCCTTACAATGGGCCTCTTTGCGTCTCCTTATGGAGCGACTTCTCTGCGTGAGTATTTTGCAAACGGTTTTGAGGAATACTTCTTGGGAGATCGGAATTATCTGAAGAAAATCAGTCCCTTCTTGTATTCAAAACTAGATAAAGCAGAAGACTTATAGGAAATATTACAATGAAATACGATGTAAAAATTAACAAAGAAGAAGGCACAATTGCTTTGCAAGTTGAAGTGCTCCCGCTCATCCCAAGAGAGAACGCAACTTGGACAAACCCAGGCACCTTGGTGAACCCGGATAGAAACATTATAAAGTTTAATGAGAGTACCGCTGCGTCCTACTTGACAGAGAAAGGTTACGATATTGGAAAAGTCCTCCAGGGTGGCACGGTTAAGAATGTAAGCACCGACACCAACAAGGGCACTTTCGTATTTGAACTTCAACAGAAAATCAAAACAACTCCACGCAAAAAATCAACCTCCAAAGTAAAGAGTAAAAAATGAGCCACATTTCATTCTCCGAGTTGAAGAACTGGGAAAAGTGTCCTTTCTACCACAAACTGACTTACATCGATAAGATCAAAGCCTTTCAGGGGAATGAGCACACCGCATTCGGAACAGCGATGCACACGGTGTGCGAGAACCTTCTAACCGTAGGTCTTGACGACCCACAGAAGTCGTTCGATGAATATTTCTTGAGCGAATTGAGAAAGATTCAGGACGTCGTTGACTTGAACGGAAAGCTTCTTGTAGACATGAGGGTCCAGGGCAAAGAACTTGCCCCTATGGTAAAAGATGCCGTTGAAGACTACTTCGGCACCGATTATGAGCTTATAGCGGTAGAAGAGAAGCTCTATGAGGATATCGAAGGAATCCAGAACATTAAGTTCAAAGGGTTCATCGACCTCGTTCTCAAGACTAGCGACGGCCAATACCACGTCATCGACTGGAAGACTTGTGGCTGGGGATGGGACGCTCGTCGTAAAGCCGAGAAGATGACAGTATATCAATTGATCTTTTACAAGTACTTCTATGCAATCAAGCACAACATAGACCCAGAAAACATCACGGTTCATTTCGGATTATTGAAGAGAACTGGTAAAAAAAATAGGATAGAGTTATTTAAAACTACAAGCGGTAAAAAAAGAACTGAAAATGCTCTTAAACTATTGTATCAAGCCGTGTATAATATACTTGCAAAGAACTACACGAAGAATAGAATGGCTTGCACCGGTTGTGAGTTTAAAAATACAAAACACTGTCCATAGAGGTAAAATTGAGCGACAAAAAGATTAAGGTTTTAACAATCAGTGACCACCCACTTAGCCCTAGTGGTGTCGGCACTCAAACTAGATACGTATGCGAGTCTCTACTAAAAACTGGTAGATACCAAATTACAAGTCTCGGAGGGGCAATCAAACATCAGGATTATAGTCCAACTAGAACCGAAGAATATGGCGATAATTGGATTATTCACCCTGTTGATGGTTATGGAAACAAAGATATGATTCGGTCTATCATAAGAAATGTGAAGCCGGATCTTATTTGGTTTATGACTGACCCACGGTTCTGGGGCTGGTTATGGGAGATGGAGAATGAAATCCGCCCTCTCGCTCCAATGGTTTATTACCATGTCTGGGACAACAAGCCATACCCGCATTACAACAAGGACTTCTACGAGTCAAACGATGTCATTGCAACCATTTCAAAGGTTACAGACGACATTGTAAGAAATGTAGCTCCAGAAGTAGAAACAATCTATATGCCTCACGCAGTTCAGGGAGACATCTTCATGAAACGACCAGGTGACCAGATAGAAAATTTCAAAAACCAATCCCTGCCAAATCCAGAGACAGATAAAGACAAGTTTATTCTTTTTTGGAATAATAGGAATGCTAGAAGAAAACAAAGCGGAACTTTGATTTTCTGGTTCAAGGAGTTCTTGGATCAAGTCGGTCACGACAAAGCATGTCTCGTTATGCACACTGATCCGAAAGATCAGTATGGTCAAGATTTGGAACAAATCGTCAAAGAACTAGACATCGATAACGGCCAGGTTCTATTTTCACGCACCAAATATCCTCCCGACGTCCTGTCTATGATGTATAACATGGCTGATTGCACAATTAACATCTCAGACGCAGAAGGCTTTGGCCTTGCTACATTAGAATCCCTCTCTTGTGAAACACCGATCATCGTAAACATGACTGGTGGACTTCAAGAGCAGGTTACAGATGGTAAGAACTGGTTTGGGATTGGTATTGAGCCTTCTTCCAAAGCGATCATTGGCTCTCAGGAGGTCCCATACATCTACGAGGATAGAATTGCCAAGGAAGATTTCTTAGCGGCCCTTCATAAAATGTACAACATGACCCCACAGGAGCGTGCCGAAATAGGCAAAGCCGGTCGAGCACATGTAGAGAAAAATTATAATTTTGAAAACTTTTGCTCTAGCTGGGTGAAGCTGATGGATGATACCCACGAGAAACACGGCTCGTGGGAAAACAGAAAGAATCATCAAACGTGGAAACTTACGGAGGTCAAGTAAAATGAGAAAGAAAATTGTAGTAAGAGGTCCTGTATTATCTCGTTCTGGCTATGGAGAACAAACACGCTATGCTCTCCGCTCCCTGCGAGCCTATGAGAATATCTTTGATATCTACCTTATCCCAGTTGGATGGGGTCAGACAGGGTGGATGTTCGAGGACAACGAAGAGCGACGCTGGTTTGACTTCCTGGCCAAGAAGACAGGAATGTATGCTCAAAACGGCGGTCAATTTGATATGTCCCTGCAAGTAACCATTCCGAATGAGTGGGAGAAAATAGCACCAGTCAATATTGGATATACCGCTGGTATTGAGACGGATAAAATTGCCCCCGGCTGGGTTGAGAAGTGTGCTTTGATGGACAGGATTACTGTCATCTCTGAGCACGCTAAATATGGCTTCGACAATACAACCTATGAGGCAACCAACCAACAGACTGGAGAAGTGATTCCCGATTTCCGATGTACAGTACCAGTGACTTCTGTTAGTTATCCTTACAAAAACATCGAAACCCAGGAAGTATCTCTTAATCTTGATTTTGATTTCAATTTCCTGTGTGTTGCACAGTGGAGTGTTAGGAAGAATTTGGAAAACACTGTGCGTGGTTTTGTAGAAGAATTTAAAAATGATGAAGTTGGTCTCGTTCTCAAGGCCAGTTGTCGAAACAATTCTGTTATAGATCGTGCCATGACTAACAATCAGCTTGAGAACCTTCTCAAGCCATATCCAGATCGTAAGTGCAAAGTTTATCTTTTACACGGCGACATGACCGAGGAAGAGATGACTGGACTTTATAATCATCCTAAAATCAAGGGCCTTGTCACCACAGCCCACGGAGAAGGATTCGGCCTTCCAATCTTTGAGGCAGCATACAACGGACTTCCAGTTATCGCTCCTGATTGGAGTGGCCACGTTGATTTCCTGTATGCTCCCAAGAAAGATAAGAAGGGCAACGTCAAAAACAAGCCACACTTTATCAAGATTGATTATGATCTAGCGCCGATCCAACAAACGGCAGTGTGGGATGGTGTCTTAAATGCAGATTCACGTTGGTGCTACCCAAAACAACAAAGTTACCAAAGTTCCTTAAGAAAACTCTACAAAGATAGTAAAATGTATAAAGGAATTGCGAACAAGCTTCAGAAGCATATTCAAACTGAATTCGCCGCAGACAAAATGTACAAAAAGTTTGTCGAAGCAATGGGTGTAAAGGTCGATGATGACACAACTGAAGATTTGGTAGTATTTGATTAGAGATACGGATGCGAAGAATAACAATTGTTTCAGATTTTTTTGCTAACGAGATAAATGGAGGGGCCGAATTGGTGGATGCCGAGTTGGCCTCTCTTCTTGTTAAAGACGGTAAAGAAGTTTATAAAATAAAAAGTTCTGCCCTCACTGAGAGTTACATCAAAGAGCATCTTAGTGATTTTTACATTGTGTCAAATTTTGTCACTATGTCTGAAAGGGCAAAGAAGTTCCTGAAACAAACAGATTATGTTATTTATGAGCACGACCACAAGTATCTGAGAACAAGAGACCCTTCCCCGTTTGAAGATTTTAAAGCTCCCGACAGTCAGATCATAAATAAAGATTTTTACTCTAATGCAATCGCCGTCTTGTGTCAAAGCAAAAAGCACGCAGAGGTTGTAGAGTCAAATCTGAAAACCGGGAATATCATAAATCTTGGTTGCAGTCTTTGGTCTTCAGCGGAAATGAATCTGTTAGAGAAATATATCGACACTCCCAAGAACGAACGCTACGCTATCATGGATTCAGACAACCATGTCAAGGGAAAATACGAAGCAATCAAATATTGCGAAAAAAATGGCCTACAATACGATTTAATAGCAACGAGCACCTATGAGGACTTCATAAGCACTTTGGGCCAATACAGAGGCATTGTGTTCCTTCCACAGGTATTGGAGACATTCAGTCGTGTAGCAGTTGAGGCAAGAGTCCTGAATTGTCAGTTACTTACGAACAAAAACATCGGTGCGTCCTATGAAAAGTGGTTCAAACTGAAAGGCAGAGAACTTCTCGATATGGTCCGGGCAAAGAAGTTTGAGGTTTATAAAACTTTATCTTCTTTCATCGACGGCAAAAGAATTGAGAAGAGCCAAATAGAGGGAGACATTACAGTCATCCTTAATATGTACCGACGCCCACAGAACATGGGAATGCAGATCAAAGCGGTCAAAGATCAGACTGTGAAACCGAAGCAAGTCTGGATGTGGGTAAATCAACACGAGGATAACAAGAAGGTTGATAAAAAACAATTTGACGTTGACCGAGTGTTTGACAACAATCATAACTGGAAGTTCTATGGTCGTTTCGCAGCAGCACTTCTCGCAGACACAGAGTATGTCGCCATCTTTGATGACGATACTGTGCCAGGAGAGAAGTGGTTTGAGAACTGCCTCTCGACAATGGAGACCACACCAGGCATCCTCGGCTCCGCAGGTGTAACGTTAGAAGACAACATCTATGTAAAGCATCAACGATGTGGCTGGCCCACCAAGAATGAACAAACCGAGAGGGTTGACTTAGTTGGGCACGCTTGGTTCTTCAAGAGAGAGTGGCTTGCTCACTTGTGGAGGGAGAAGCCTTTCACTTGGGACAACGGCGAGGACATTCAATTTTCTTATTTAGCGCAGAAGTATGGAGGAATACAAACCTATTGCCCTCCACACCCAGCCTCAGATACTTCATTACACGGTTCAACATTAGGAAACGAACTGGGTATTGATAGTAAGGCTACCTCGAACAACAACGAGGTAGGACATCAACAATTCTTCACAGAAAGAGATCTGTGCGTTCAAAACGCAATTAGGAATGGTTGGTCAACAGTAAAAGAAGTGAAATTATGATTTTAATAAGTTTTGGAACAAGACCCGAGTACATCAAGCTCAAACCAATTATGGACATTTTCGCCAAGAACAATTTCCCATACAAGGTTTTATTCACCGGGCAACACACAGACCTGCTCCCGCCCGGAGCATCTTTGGAGATTGATTACACACTAGAGATTGAGCGAGGTGCCAACCGCCTCGACGCAATTGTTAGATCGGTTATGTGTCAATCCCACATTTGGGTAGATTCAGATATTACGCACGTAATGGTCCAGGGAGATACAACATCTGCCTTCGCCGTCGGCTTGGCTGCGTTCCACAGAAAGATTCCAGTCATTCACTTAGAGGCTGGCCTGCGGACTTACGACAACGACAACCCTTATCCAGAAGAGTTTAACCGTCAAGCCCTCTCTCGCCTTGCCTCAATTCACCTGTGCCCCACCAAGATGGACTCCCTAAACCTGCGTAGCGAGAGCACGTGCGGCGCAGTCTATGTGGTGGGAAACACAGTTTTGGACCATCTCACGGACATCAAGACCTCTTACAACGATAAGGTCCTGGTCACAATGCACCGTCGAGAGAATCACGAGATTATGGACAAGTGGTTTGATAGCCTTGAGGGACTCGCAGAAAAACATTCAGAATTAGAATTTGTTTTTGTATCCCATCCCAATCCAAACGTTCAAAAGCATCTCGGGAAATTAAAGAGAGTAAAGGTAATCGAGCCCCTTCCGCATAAAGAATTCGTTCAAGAACTCGCACAATGCCGCTTTCTTATCACAGACAGTGGTGGTCTTCAGGAAGAGTCTTCATTCTTCCGTAAGAAGAGCGTCGTCTGTCGTAAGCTCACAGAGCGCAAAGCAGGAGTAGGAACCTTCTCCAAACTTTGTTATCACCCGGAAGACCTCTCACGATACGTCTCTGATGTAGTTAGGAACCACGAGGTACCAGACGATTGGGAATGCCCTTACGGAGACGGAAGATCCGCAAAGATGATTTATACTGTATTGAGGAATATTCTTGAGTAAAGGATTCAAAGAAGATTTTTTCAATTTGCTCTCCAAACTAAAACGTGGGGAGCATTTTGCTTTCGTCCGCTATTCTGACGGAGAAGTGTTTGTTATGCAAAACAAGCACCTTGTTCTTCAAAAAGAGTATGTGAAGGTCGGAGAGACCCTCCACAATTTTGGTTATTCAGAAGACGACCACAAAGAGTTTATCCCTGAGAAGCACGGCTTCGTCAAAGATAAGTTGATTGACTCTTTCAAATTTCAAAAAAAGAATTATTTCGTCGGTGCTGGCTGTGGAGCCTGCACTTGTGCTATTTCAGAGCACATTGGTTTTATGGAAGACTTACGCCCAGGAGACAAAGAGCACTGGACTTCTCCAAATCTATTGGTGAATTCAAACTACCCACTCTTCGTAACGCAGTTTGTTCCACAGTTTAAGAAGCATAAGATTGTTATGATTTGTAGTGAGAACGCTCAACTGGAGAAACTTCCATTCGAGGTTGTAAAAGATTTTCGTGTAGGAAAGAACTGCATCGTCAACGACCATCACCTTGAAGACGAAATCAAGAACTGGGTTTCAGAGAGCGATATTGAAGACCACGTCTTTTTGTTTTCTGCCAGTAGTCTTAGTGAGATTCTAATCCACAAACTCTACGAAGTCAGTGATAACAACACATACATTGACATCGGGACAACCCTCCACCCCTACATGGGTCTCAGTATTGAGAGAGACTATCTACGGGCATATTGGAATCAAACCCTACACCCAGATCTATTCAAGGACTGTGGATAATGATTTTAGTCGAGAATGAAGAAAAATACTTTGAATTCATTCGTGAGTTACGAAATCATAGCCAAGTAAAAGAAGGGTTCATACAGCAGGGACACATACCGCTCTGTAAGCATTTAAGTTTTATGGAGAAGTATGGTAACCTATATTACATCTGCTTAGTTCAAAACAATCCAGCTGGCTTTGTAGGGCAGATTGATGGAGACATTAGAGTCGCTGTACACCCAGATTTTCAAGGTCAAGGTGTCGGAACTTTTATGATTAACGAATTGATGAAATTACACCCAGAAGCAGCAGCAAGAGTAAAATTAGAAAACGAGGCGAGCATCAAGCTGTTTGAGCGGTGTGGGTTCAAAAAGAAATACTACATTTTGGAGAGATAATGCTTCACAACCCGTATAAAATAGTAAAGATGTTTGAGGAGGAGGTCGCTCACTACACAGGAGCGCCTTACGCCGTATCAGTTAACAGTTGCACCAACGCTCTGTTCCTGGCCTGCAAGTATGTCGGTGTTGAGGGGCAAGATGTGATTGTTCCAAAGAGAACCTATCTTTCACCACCTCAGTCAATCAGACAGGCCGGTGGAAACCTTGTTTTCGAGGATATCAAGTGGAAAGGCATTTATCAGCTAAAACCGTTCCCTATTTACGACGCAGCAAAGCGTCTAACGTCCGATATGTATATTCCAGGTACGTTTATGTGCCTTAGTTTTCACATTAAAAAGCATTTGAAGATTGGAAAGGGCGGCATGATTCTTTGCGATGACCCAGAAGCAGTCAAGTGGCTCAAGGCCCGCAGGTACGAAGGTCGCACTGACGGCATGAAATACCACGAGGATATGATTGACGAGGAGGGTTGGAATATGTATATGACCCCAGAGCAAGCAGCCCGTGGCCTAACGCTGATGCAGAACTATCCCAAAGATATGCCAGATCTACCAGAAGAACCACCATATCGAGACCTAACAGAGTTTGAATTATTTAAAGAGGTAAAAACAATATGAAAGCACCTGAAGATATCCCCTACGCACTTTTTGACAAATATTCAATGCAAGGAAAAGTAGCCGTTGAATATTCTTATCGTAATGATTGCAGCGCAGAGATACAAGAAGAGATAAACCAGAATTTCACAGAAGAAAATTTGATCAGTTCGATGGAACGAATTAAAAATAGAGAAGTGAACTATTATGGATATACTGACTTGTGGGTATACGAAGCGCTAGAAAAATACCCAATTGAGGGCAAAACAGTGTGCGTGGTTGGTTCTACATATCCTTGGTATGAAGCAATGGCTCTTCAGTTTGGCGCAAAGCGTTGTGTTGTATTTGAATATTCGAAGAGAGAAGCCTTCGATGATAGAATTGTATATTTACAACCCGAGGAGATAGGCGATGAGCAATTTGATGTTTGTTTTTCTATTTCTTCCTTCGAGCACGATGGATTAGGTCGATATGGAGACCCCTTAAATCCTGACGGAGACCTTGAGGCAATGGAGAGAGCAAAAAAGTATGTCAAAAAGGATGGCATTATGATTTTGTCAGTACCT